CTGCTTCGTCTTCAATGGACGAATCTAAATCCATACCGTACTCATCGGCCTCAAGAATAACTTCTTTAATACGCATTATCGTTTGGCACTCATCATCTTTTCATTGATTTTATCTGTGTCAAATGTCTGACCAAAAGCATTGAATTTTTGTTTGCCAGACTTTTCTGCGTTGGTATCTTGTTGTTGAATATACTCACCACGACTGACTTCATCAAGGTCGGCTTCACCCATTGCATATCGTGATGCAGGATCTGGATTCATGCCTGCAGGACGTGATGCTTGATCTTGAGCATATGATTGAGAAAGGCCGCCGGTCTTGCTTCTATCAAACGCAGTGGTTGGCTGGGCAAACTTCTTGACTGGAGGTTTTGCAGGAGGATAATATTTGCTCCTTACGTTGCTGGTTGGCATGTTGGCACGACCGCCAGTGGCTTTTGTGAGAGGACCTGTATCGCCTGCGCCTTCTTTGGGATGACGCAGTTTGTTTAGCACTGCACCTGCCACACGCTCACCGGCTGCTTTAGAACCATAACGCTGGCCTGCATCGGCAGCAATCTTTGAAAAGTTCTTGCCTGGTTTGCCAATGTCCTTACCGGCACGTGCCTTTGTAGCAGAGTAATCACCAGTGGCACGTTCAGCAACTGTGCCTTCTGTGAGAGTTTGTTGTTGGCTCAAGTTGGCCATGCGTTTGTTTAAATCGTAGAAAAAATTATCCATTATATTATCCTCTTGGGTTTGCACCAGTTGCTGGGCGGGGTTGACGCTTGATATTGTTGAACGGGCTCTTGTCCTGTGTTGGAATATCATTTGTGGTTTTTGCAGGAGGTGTCTTGCCTCCAGCCACAGTAAAGTCTGAACGATATTCGTTCTTCAATACTGCATGTTGATATGGATTGGCCGAGTAGTCCTGGCTCAGTGCCTTCTGTTCTGCATCAGGTGCAGGATAATCTGTATCAGCAATCAGGTCTTTGTTCTGTGCTGTGATGTCTGCAATTTCTTTGGCAATGCTGTCATCGTAGGCCGCTGTTTGCAGTGTGATAAAGTTGGGGTTAAAGCCCAACAACTGTGCCAACTGTTTGATCTGTGGTTCGATAGCAGGGTATCTAAAACTCACGTCCATGAAAGTCACGCTTTCATTTTCTGCGCCCGGAAAGTCTTTTTGCAACTTTTGCACAGGTGTAGTTTTAGGGCGAGAAATTTTGACAATGTCAAACTGCGCCATTTTTTCTTCGAGATTTTTGATGAATTCTTGCGGCACATCACCTAGGATTTTGATCCTGTAGTCGTATGTGCGCTCAGATTCTGCGAGATATTGATGAAATGTCTTCATGGTAAGGTCCTATATGATATTTATTCTTTTTTCACGATTGTTCGTCTATCGCCAATCAAGCGTTCCAAGATTTCATTGCGATCCAGCACATGGCCTTGGCCCGGCTGTGTGGGTGCGTCGTCAGGGTTTTGTTGATCCAGTCGGGCTTTTTTCAACTGTAGATCGATTACTTTTAGTTTTTTGTTTAGTTTGGCTGTCTTGGCTGTGAGTGCATGACCCAACATTGTGCCGGCTACGCCAAAGATTTCTGCGGCAAATCTCGAATCAACGTTAAAACCTAAATCCATTAGGTCATCAAATGTTTTAGTTGCTTTAGCCGCTAGTTCGTCCATTTCTTGATCTGACGATTCTAGATCTCGTACCATTGGTAAAGCGGCATTTATCTTGTCAATTGTGCTATCAATCTCCGTTATATATGTTTTAGTTTCTTCAATGGTGGGTTGATCAAGATTGGGCATTTCTACAGGAATGCCGCCATTTGGTGGTAAATCAAAAAGTTCCTCAAGTTTCTTCATACCATATTTAGTGGGTTGAACTCTGCTTACACTTATCTCCGTGCCATCTTTCTAAGTTGCTTTTGCCACCTACAATTTTTCCGCATTTATGACACTGGAATTTAGGTTTAGAAATACCTTTTTGAGTAATACTCATTGAAAGTTTTGTACTTTCATTATGTTGCCTTCCCCACATTGGATTTTTATCACCTTGTTTTACCGAGGACTGTAACTTTTTTGAGTCTGATGAATGTTTTTTTCCAAGCCAAGTTTTATATGGTTTAGGAACGCCTTTGTTCAATTGCGACGACGCTAGTGAAACTTGTTTTCTTAGTATTTCGTAAGTATAAGAATTAACCTTATGTCTCAACCTTTGCTTTGAATGATCTTGGTTTACCATTGACCATATAGCAAAAGTCATTTTTCTTTTATTAACATCGGTTACCATTTTTGATAGTAATCTGTGACAAATAAAATGTTCTCTTGCAGTAAGTTTAACCAAGTTGTCAGAACCGTTGTTACCACCTAAACTTTTTGGTATGATGTGATGTTTTTCTGAATAAACATCTGTTGGTAGTGTTCTTATTTGTGCTTGCTGTATTATGCTATAATACCAACGAGTGTATTTGTTTTGTAAATACATTTGCTGTGATTCCTTTCAATCATAGAGCCAGTGGATCTGCCAGGATCGCGATTGGCACCTTTATTTATTATTTGCTACCGTTCTTGAACATTTGATCTTCTGTAATTACTCTAAAAATCAAACCGTTTTTCCTGGCCCATAATGTTGCCGCATGCCATTTGGCATGATTGATTGCAACCACAGCACGATCTCTAGATGACATTTTTTCCTCAATCACGCTTTGCTTTTTGGGTTTGATTTCTATTAACTCTGCTCGCACCTGATTGCCTCGAGTACGATATGTCATTAGTATGTCGGGTATGTATTGACTCTGCTTGCCTGTGATGGGATTACGATAGGGTATGGCTATGCTTTCACTGGCCCACTGTAGCACAGCATCGTTGCTATCACAGAATTTAAAAAAAGCATGTTCCCAACCGGATCTGTATCTAGGCACACCCTTGCCCACATACTTGGCTGGGTTAGTTAGTGTGTATGTGCCATTGGCCCAACGACTCATGCCAGCACATTCCTTGCGGTATAGTAGTTGGGTGTGACTGCGGCACCAAAACCCAACAAGGTGCTGCCGCTCCGCATGTTGTTGAGATAGTAGCACAAGGTTTGCGTCAAGGTCAGTGAGTCTTGTCCTTCGAGCGTTTGCAAGATTGTTAGCACTGGGGTGCGAGTTTCATCTGCAATTCTAAACAAGGCAACTGCAAAATTACCAGCAGCCGCATCTGTAGTGAACACACTCTTGAGATAACTGTAAACCACATCATATTCTTCTGCACTCACAAACTGTTCATAACTGTAAAATCCGTCAAAAATTCTAACAGTTAAGTCGTTGTTTGAGTTAGGTGCGTTGACCGAGCCGCCCATGATTAGCCTCCTGGCGATCTAGGAAACACAAAGCCCCCTGATCCACTTTGCGCTTGCCTCACTGCACCTGGAATGCTGTTACGTATCACCGCTTTCACTGCGGCATTGGCTTCTTCATTGACCACGCTCTTGATGTTGGCACCTTTAAATGTGTTGTAGGTTGTGCCGGCCTTTTGTATAGCCCCAATCACCCCTGTGACTCCGCCACTTTGTAAGTCTTGTACAATACCAATGCCAGCATCCAACAAGCCACCTTGGCCTAGCACAGTTCTTGTGCTGCCTGGACGTGCCAGACTTGATCTAATGTTATCATAGTGAGCAGAATCAGCAAAACCTTTAACATTGGTATCTGGTCTTGACCCACCAATAGCACCTGAATAATACTTCACTGTTTCGTACTCCACAGTCATAGAGTTTTCCATAATGCCACCACCCTCACTGTAGTTATATTGGTCATGTTTCCATTCTTTAACTAAGGGGTTGATCAACACATAACTGGCCCACTTGTGTTGGTCCATTCCATAGATTGTGATGTCTCTGAAGAAAGCAGGTTTACCAGTAGATTGATTACCACCAAGGCTACCGCTTGCGCCTGCGGCACCTTGATCATATGCTTCGCCAATGAAGCCCCAGTCGTTCACAGGTCGATTGGCAGAATAAATGTCTCTTGCGCCATACGCAAATCCCGGTTCATTGGCCACTTGACCAATACTGCCGTTCTGATTGCTGGCTGATCCATACTGTTGATTAGGATCTTTATAATAGTAACTGTAGTAGTTGTACCAAAGATTTCTACTTAGGTCACCGCCGTCATCATGAAATGACATTGATACCGGTAGATAGTTGATTTTCTTTTGTATTATTCGTTTGCGATTATACTGATTTAGTGTTTCGGTGTCAAGAGTATAGTTTGGTAACTGTATAGTCTTAACTAGCAATCCTAAACTGCTTTGATCACTCACAGAGAAAATATTTCTCAGTGTGGGGATTTCACTTGTATTAAGATTGAAGTATACGTGAAATAAAAACTTGTTCCGAGGAGCAAGTTCGTATCCGTTGGTCCTAAAGGTCTTGCTGGCATGGGCGTAGTCTTTAAGACCTTGCCCACCAAAGAAACCTGTCAGGAAATCCTGACCCCATTGCATATTGGTCTATCCTTACTGGACTGCCTGAGCAGTACCAGCACCAGTTACAACGTCGTTCACTGTTCTAGCAATTGCAGTACCAACACCAGTACCGTTGGGGGTCTGGTTGGCATTGTCGTACACAATGGTCATTGCGATAGTCATTGGGTCATTGGTACCATAACTAGCATCACCATAGTCAACACTGCTTAGATAGCAACCATATAATTCCCATGTTTCAAGAACGATAGGTGTAGCGGCACCGTTGCCACCGTCTAGCACTTCAAAACGTGTGGTAAACTTGTAGTCGATACCCGAAGCAGCCGAAGCCATCTCCAAGAAGTCCATTTGTTTCTGAAGTTGTTCGCCAACCAGTCGAGTGGTAGCGCCTGATGCATCGTCACGTAGAGTGCATGTGACGTCTGTCCAGTGTGGCTTACCTGACAGTTTTAATTCACTGTTGTAGATCGGAATAACAATAGGGTCAAAAGTTACTGTTGGGCGTTTGAAGTCCATGACCTGTTTGGTTAATTCTGTTCTAGGTGTACTCACACCAAAGTTTTCAAATACCACTCGAAAGCGATATTTGAGTTTGGGCATGAGCAAGCCCTGATTGCTTGCGCTTTGATCGCTTGCCAGGGGCACTGTCATTCTTGATAATGATGCAACGGCCATATTAGTATCTCCTATAGTGTTATTTATATCGTTTGAGGCCAAAAAAAATGGGGTGTTGCCACCCCATTTTCGTGTCTAGCGGTATCGTTAGACTGCTTGTGCAACTGCCACTGAGCCGGCAGCAATCTCGCCTGTGTTCTTGAGACGAATCGGAATGTAGATGAATTCCACTGCCTTGACTGGTTCAATTGCAATGTCAACCCACAGTTCATTGGCATCAATTCTGGCTGGTGTATTGTTGGTGTCATCACACACAACCAAATAGTCATAGATGCCGCGCTTGGCAACCAAATCAATCATCAGGCTGTTTACCGCGTTCTTGATTTCATCACGTGTGATTTGATCATTTGGTTCAAACAAGAACTGCTTGCCAATTGATTCTAGTCTGTTACGGATAAACACAACCAAACGTGCCACATTGATGCGATCCAAACTTGTGGTATTAGCATAAGTTGTTTTGTTACCAAAGTTGGTAATACCCACACCTGGCACAAACGTAATTGGGTTGATATTGTTTTGATACAACACATCACGTAGGCCTTGATTCACACCAAGTGTAACGAACTCGCCAGTTTGACCGTTGATATAACCAATGCGATCAGCGTTGTCAATTACACCGCGACGTGTACCTGCTGGTGCCAACCATGGATAAGCCACTTCGTCGTTGCGAATGATAGTGCGAACCATCATGTGACTTGGTGCTGTGACCACTGCAGATCCTGATAGATCGACTGTTTGGCAACTTGGCCAGAACACACCCAAGTACGGAGTGCTTGTGGTCAAGCCATCACCAGTAGGATATCCTGCTCCTGCGTTGTTGGTTGCCCAACTCACAATCTCAGCACTGTCTGCTGGCAAACGCATTGGAGTGTCACCCACCACAAACACAGTGTTATTGCGCTCGTTGCTGAGTGCTACCATGTTGGGAATCAATTCTGGATAAGAAGTGCAAGCACTCAGATTAAATTGATTTTGTTCTTCTCTAATGGTCACGCTGGTATCAATTCCTGCTTTGAGTGCAGCCACAATCAATTCACGTTGAGCAAAACGTCCCATGTTAGGAGCACCCGAGTTGCGGTTGCCACTGGCAGTGACCCAACTGTTGACTTCTAGTTCAGCCCAATAAGTTGTGTTGGTAGGCGCAGTTCCAGTAGGAGGAACAGCAATGGCCACATACAACGTGGTGTTGTACAACACTTGATCGCCTACTGCGTATTGAGTTGTATTACTCCATGTGTCATATGCGAAATCTGTGGCATTAAAATAGTTTGCTTGGAAACTCTTGACATTAAATCCTGAACGACGTGTGTTAAACAACAACATGCCTGTTGGATATAGAGTGTAGTCAGGAGCATCAACATCCAAGTAATTGCTGGTCAGCAAACTTGTGATAGTAGGTAATGCACCAGTGACAGGATTCACTGTGCCTGTCGAACTCCAACGAGCATCTGCAAACAACACACCGTTTTGTGTGGTTTGATCTGTGTTGTCCAAAGTAATCCATTGCTCCACGCCATCAACAGTAGACCAACGATTGATCACTGGGTACAATTCCAAATTACTGGTATCGATCCAAAGATCGCCATTGACCAATGCAGTACCATCCGTTTGTGTGGTTGGTGCTGTGGCACTGATAATTGGCCCTGTTGAGTTTGTGTTAGACAAATTGTAGCCACGAACGTCGTTGGTTTCGTTTTGATAACCCACCCAACCTGAGCCACTTTGAATCATAATGTCAACTTGGTTTGTGGCTGAATAATACCAGTAACGACCACTGGCAGGATCTTGATCAGGTGCAGTGGCACTGGCAGTGTAAGTCAATGGAACCCAATTGCTCAGCAATAACCATTCATCGTTTGCCGCAACAATTGGCACTGTGGTGTCTGTGTCCACCACAGCGTCACGACATCCAGTGACTGTGTTGCTAAATCCTGCGTCAGCAACAGCAGTGCCTGAACTTATGTCTTGCAATAAAATTACACCACCTTGTGACTGTGTAAAGAAAATGTAACCGTTACTATCAACATCAGCACTGACATAAGGAACTGCGGCTGCAGAAACTGCCGCAATAAAGTCACTGACTGTTCCTGTGCCACCAATAGTTACTGTTGCTGGAGTGGTCAGTGTTGTGCTGTTGGCGGTAGAAGTCATGATGTAAAACTGATTGCCGACTGTGAATGTTGGATCTACAGTATCACCTGTTATCACTGTGGCTCCCAGTGCTGATCTTTCAAATACCTGCAAAGTGTAGGTATTATTGAATGGATTGTTGGTGGTAGGACCATTGTTTAATTCAGGGCTTACATTATACTGAGTATATGTGGTGCCTACTGGAATAAGTTTGCCGCCAGTGGTGTCAAGGGTTGCATTAGCGGTCCAATCATTGGCATACACAGTAGCACTTTGTTGTACAAATGCTGCCAATGCAGTAGAATACTGCTTGACGACCATGGTAGTTCCAAGATTAGTGCTGTTGGTCTTGTTCCAAACAGAACCGGTTGGGCGGGGTGCGGAACTTGTGCTGTTCCAGCGAGGATTTTGATAACTAGGGCTTTGTTGCAATGTTGGAGCATAATAAACGTCGTTGGCAGTCAATCCCAATGTTGTGATCAGTCCTGCAGTACTTCCTGCGCTGTCAATCACAATAACACCATCGTCGGCCGTCGACCCGTCAGCCGTGGCTTCAGAATTTGCGTACAAGCAAAACTTGTTGTCAATTACGGCACTATATACGCCTATAGCGGAAAGAGAGCCAGAACTGTTAACTGCGGCGCTTAACCCAGCAACATCGTTATTGGGAGAAACTGGAACTGTGACTGTGATTCCGTTGATCACCAGTGTATTTCCAGCAGTCAAGTCAGCAGTCACGGCGTTGGCGCCTGTAACTGTAGGCCAACTCAATTTCCAATCGTTACTGCCCACCAACACCCAGGTGTTGTACAAATCTTGCAGTGTGGTTGAAGATGTCTGAGTGTCGTCGGCGGCACCGTTCTTGTAATAAATTGGATTTTGTGTGTTGGTTGTTACCACAGCATAATCACCAATACTGCCATAACTATCCACTGGAACTGATCCAGTTAGATATGCAGTGTCTGTAATCACACTTGGCACCATGTTTGAGAATGCGCCAGTGGTCAAGTTCCACTCGAAAATACCCCATAAGGTATTGGCAGTATCCAACCAAAAAGAACCGTTGTCGGGCTCGCCTGTGGGGCGTACCAGACTGGCTGTGAGTTGTGTTAGATCAATGTCGCAACGCTGTACATAAGCACGGTTTGTTACACCCAGTGCAGAGTAAGCGGCCAATAAACCGTATTCGTTGAGTTCGTAACCGTTAATTGGAGTTCCAATAGTGGTCTTGTAAAAGAAGGGATTGCCAAATGTAGCAGTCAAGTCTCGTTGACTGGTGATCAAATAGGCTCGATTGGCATTTGCTGCCAACGTACCAGCGGCTACTCCGACTCCAGATCCAGATACTTTGTCTTGCGCAGTGGCAATCAAGAAGTATGGTACCGAATTAGTAGCGGCTGAAAGATAGTTGCTTTCGTCGATGATGGTGACTTGTACACCTGGTGAAACTAGTGCCATTTTGGCTCCTTATAAAACTTAAAGATATTTATCGTAACACACCAAAACCGTGCCAGTTGCGATGCCCTTTATAAAGGTTCGGGTCCATAAATACTCAATGAGACCCATTTGCAAGGCCTGTAATCAACGTCCAGTGGCTGTTAACTATCGTCGTGAAGACACAGTTTACTATCGCAAAACCTGTGACAACTGTATACGTCGTGGGCGGCAGGAAAAAGCACCCATAGCACGATGGCAATCGGCAGGATACAAGAAAAAAACTGCTTGTGATCGTTGTG